CCCGGTTTCCCGGTAATTTAATATTTGATTTCTCAATATTTAGACTGTATTTTTGTTAAATGCTTCACAGCAGTCGCCCAGTCTATTACTCACATGTGGAGGTACGTAAAACCCCGATAATTTCTTATCTGTTGCACTAAACCCCAATTAAGGGGTTTACGTTGATCACAAATCAACTGAACCTACAAATTAGGTTGTTCTACTACAGTATAACTACTGCTACCATCTAAACTTTCTTTACTATATATGTTTCGACTGGAATTATTTTGTTGGAAATTTTTCACATCAAATTGTGATAGGACTTTCCTACATGACCTAGTTGAGCCCAAACTTGCAACAACATCATCAACCTTCTCAATATAAATATTAAGTGGTATTTGTATAGCTGATGGTGTTATAAGAGGTAAATCCAATATTGATATCAATGGTGTAGTGAAATTGTAAATTCCAGTACTGATATAATTGAATTCAGCCCCATATATTGCTGTTGTTGCCTCAGCTGCTCTCTCATCAGCATCCCTAATACCCAATCCTGTTTTAGCAGGTACCACATTAGTATATATTGGTACTACAGATGTTGGAGCCACGAGGGAAAATGAACTATCATTAATTCCCACATATGTAACTCTATAAAAACCAGTACGGCCATTTGTATTTTGAATCAAAATACGAGATGAAACATCAGTACCAGTTCTTGAAACTGTAAAACCCAGAGAACCATTTGAAACGGTATTTTTATTTAATGTGAATAAAGTATCACCCATTGTATATTCCAAATTCTGTGAAAAAACAGAATTACTATTTTCTAAAATAGGTCGAGATAATCTCACATGATATGTGCACCAAAGTTCACCCATGACAACACCATCGGCTTGCTGACCGACTGTAGCTACAGTTGTATTACCTAGAACCGAAAATCGAGCATCACCAGATGCTTGACTATAATTGGTTATACCAGGTACAACGTACTGGGTTGCCAAAACATTACGTTTTGGATCACATTCAATTGCATGTAAAAAATTCTCATATGGAACACCAGAACTAGAAAATTCTGCAGCTTCCATTTGCCTTTTACTAAAAAATGAATTATCATATGGGTCATAATCTGTAGCCATTAATACCAATCCCATACCCGGTACTGCTGCAGTATTTGATGTACCTGATGATGATTTATATTCTAATAACATTCCTAACATTTCAAACTCCTCGTACAATATTGCAATCTGAGACATCCATGGAAATAAAACTGGATTTCCTGGATTAATTGGATATGTTGTTGTGGTGAAAGCAATAGACGATGTAATGTCACCTATGAACTCCCTGTGAGCAAATATAATATCACTACCTTTTTTGGCAGATCCAAATGATGGTGGTGCAAGTGATGAAATACCACTTGCTATCATTTCCCCATTAGGATGTGCTAAAGTATTGGAGCGTATATTATACTTTCCCATACCAAATGCTCGAGATAACCATGATGCTGCATTACCCAACTGTTTACCAATTCCAAATTCATTTCCAATTGTATTTCCAATTTTATTTACAACTTTATTAAATTTAGATGCCTCAGGTCTTTCATTTTCATTCAAATTTGACCAAACCTTACTTATACCACTTTTTATATTGTCAAAGTACCCACCTCTACCTTTTATACCTTTGGGTAAACTCTGACTGTTAATTATTCTACTAGCTATTTTTTTATTTACATTATTAACTAATTTGTTTTTTTGTTTTTTATTTAATTTCATACTACTCATTTCATTTATGTGCCTTATTTTCACTACACGGAAGGTGTTGTTACAAAAACCTACTTTGGATAAACCATTGAGGACATTTTACTTTGTTCGTGTAGTGAGTATTACTATAATAACTATTCTTTATTAAATTGCATTACTCATATGTTATCAACTTACTTTATCGCCCTGATCTCTAATATACATTACTCTAACCGATCCTAATGCAACTTGAGGACACAGTTTAATTAATATTAAACAGTTTCAATTGCTACAGTGAACAGCAATTGTCTCGGATATAAATACATGGTCCACTGGTATCAGTATCAACAACAAATTCCAAAATTTTCGGTAAAATAGATGTTTGTAGTGTTAACGAGTATACTTCTTTCTTCACTTGAAAACCCATCCATTTACTATATGAATATCGTTGTGATATATCATGCAGTGTATTAATATTTATACTTTGTTTTTCAAATCCCATTCTCCAGGGAGAATTGATTCCTTGCAGACCGAGAATCTCTGCTTTACTCCTAATTGCTTCTTTTTGCTTATATTTTATCCTTTCATCATCAGCCAATATTTTAACTTTTTGAATGTATTCAGATAGGATTGGAACAGATGATGCTGAATACTCCAAACCAACAGCAGATCCATATAGTAAATCATATGGACTCAATTCTAATGGTGGTTGACAAAATATACCGAATTTTGCCATAACTTTACCGGGAATAGGGCCAAATGTTATACCTGATTCACAACTATATAGTCTACTTGAACAAAACTCAACATTACACATCTGTGTTTTGTATTTTGCAATAGCTTTGAAACCAAATTTTAACATTTCACCCTTCCAATCAATACCATCTATTCTTGGTAAATTTATCAAACTATCATCACCCTGAACCAACATACGAACCTTATCTCTACTTTCTCTTATTCCTATTCTATGGAACCTACAATAAATAAATAAATGTATTAGTGCATTTAAAATTGAATTACCTAATGATGTATAGGGATCTCCACTTTTCCTACACCCTTGTCTATAATACCAAAACCCTTTTGATGTCACACCAACTGTGTTGACATTCTGTTTCATCAAATTGTATGTTGCACGTGGTGCTCCAAATTGCTTATATAACCATAATTCAACTAACAACAACTCTTTACACAATGATGCATCCCAAGCACTTACATCATCCTCCAACCAAACAGGAAATTCTGTAACCAATTTTGCAGCTTCTATTGCTTTTACACCAGATGTGAAACAAATGAAATTATTTGAATCCCAATCCTTTTTTATTGAATTCTGCAATGATGCAATCCAGGGTCCAACTAAACATATAAATTCTTTTTTTCCACCCTGGATTAATCTGGGTGCCTTGTTATTAATGCCCAGTGGTGTTCTATAATTTAAATTTTCTGTTTTTACAAATGATTCACGGATGCACCATTTTTTTACATCACTCCTATCCAAATAAGAATCACTATCTATACCTAATTCGCGAAATTTTTCAAATTGCAACCTTAATTTTTTTTTTACTGATGGTGCTGCATTTGAATTCATCAAATACATATCACTACTCATCTCACACACATGAGAGTGTGTTGTATGTGGGAATATTCTTTTATAGTTCCTTTTAACCCACCTTGAAAACTCAACAATGACATTTTTATCCGCAACAGGTGTATCCTTCATAACACGATTTTCCAGAGCTGCAAATTCATTTTGTTTTGTTTGTGAAAATGCAACTGGCAAATAATCTTTATGATGTGGACCGACAATATACTGATAGCTAACTTTCTCAATTTTATGTTTATAATCAAGGTCAATAATTCCTTTTTTTTCCTGATCATTTTTTATACATCTCATTGTACAATCATAATTTATCATAGGAATTTTTTTCAACCCCAACCAAATAGACTTATTTTTTTCTTCCCTACTAACCAAACCTAATTTGCTTCTCATAAAATCAAAACCAGTTAATATAAATGAAGATAAAATAGAACTAGCACTACTAAACCCACAACTTAATGATAAAATATTAAAAACACTATGAATTATAACACGAACATGAAAATTGTACCTAAAATCAAATCTTGAAATAATTAAATTCAAAATATGTAGTGGAACTGTTATAGGACAACCAGCATAAAAAGTCTCCACAACACACAAAAAAATTGTTGAAAAAATACTCCTATTATATTCTTCAACAATAGGTGAAATAATACATGTGATGGGATTATTAACACAAATTCCTATTAATGCTGATTTGGATGATATTAAAGCTACACACATAAATAAATAATGGCAGGGTAACCTCAACCAAAATGGTACAAAAGTAATAACCTTAGGAATATACTGTAAGCCAAATATCTCAAATAACTTAACCTTAAATTGAAGAATCCATTTTTTAGTGCTTCTAATAATATTAGGAATTGGATTAACAATTGAAGGCCATTGAACCCCCGTTTTTATAACAGCACTCTGTTTTTTCACATAAACAATCAAATCACAAACATTCATTGGTACAACAATTTTAGTGAAATTCTGGAGAATGCATTTACTATTCTCAATGATATATGATGTTTGTGATACGCGAATCATTGAACACCATTCAAAAAATAACTTCATAAAATAAAACCCATTTTGCAACCAATTCCCTATTTTTAAAAATTTTTGAACTTTATTAAAATGACGCATTTGACGAACTAAAGGATGAACTTTAACTAATGAACTATGATAAAAATGCATACCAATAGTTGGGCCAAATAATAATAAATTTTGATAATCATTGTGTTTTAATGTCAACCTGGATGCATATTTTGCAATATCAATACGGAATAATGTTAAATCTGTTTCTGTGAATGACCTACCATTCCAAAATTTCAATGAATAATCATAAAAATCAACAGGTAATCTAACTTTATCATCCTGAACATCAAAATATAATTCTTTATCTGTCATATTACTTACAAAATCTGGTGTTGTGCCATTTAAAAAAGATTCAAAACTTTCATTAATTATCACAACTTTATTCGTCTCAACAAACTGTTTTACCTCAATACATGATATATCACTATCAAATGATCTTGCTACGATGGGATCAACCGGTGCAATAGTATCATCAAAAAACAATTTGATATTATTCAAAAATTGTGATGAATATGACACAATATTTTTTAAAAATTTATTACTAACTCCATCCTTACTAACAATATCTCCAACAACATCACTAAATGTTGGGTATTTACCTTTTACAACATTATCTCCTAAAACCAGTTGTGCCCCAACATTCAACTTGGAAGGTGATGTTATTTTTTTACTATCCAAAACTTTATTTATTGCGTCATTCAAACTGACACCACTACTCACTTCAGCAACTACTTTTTGTTTCACATCATCATCTTTAGGTAATGTAAATATGTCATCTAAATCTTCTAAATTAACTATATTTATAACTGGTTTCTTTATTTTTCCTTGCTTTATTTTTTCTTTATTTATTTTTCCTTTATTTATTTCTTCTTTTTTTGGACTATCAGGAAGAACCTCAATCTTTGGTTTTTCTTCTTTATCTTTTAGACTGTCAGGTAAAACTTCAATTTTTGGATTTCCTTGACTATCATACTTTTCTTCTTCATAATCCATATCATTTAAAAATTTTTTATAACCCCAATTTTTAAAATAGAGAACTTCACAAATATTTATATCTCTATTCAAATCATGATCAAATTCCTGTGTTCTACAGAATTTTTCAAACTCTTCCTTTTTTGCTTCTTCAACACATCTCCTAAATTGAGCATCTGTTGCATTTAAATCTAAACCAAATTTTGCAAGGGTTGCCAATAATAAATTAACTCCAAGTTCAGTCAACTTATATGAACCCTCCTCAAACCAATCCTTTATTAGCAATTTACTCAATGGTACATACTCCTTGTTTAATCTACTATATTGTTCTCTTTCTATACTATATTTTTGCTTTTTATTACTTTTATTTTTATGTGACGTATTACCATTTGTTGCATGTGCTAAAATGTTTCGATCCCTACTTGACATGAACCAATTGTAACCAAACCTATCTAATGTGGAATAAAAACAATAAATATTGTCTTCATTAACCAATTCGAAATAACCTGGTCTATTAAAACCCAGACTGAATGTTTGATACTGTCTCATACCCCTACGAAACGTTGGAGCATACACCCATGATATTAAACTCAAACACTCATTGATATATCTAAATCTAAACATATACAATTGTGTATAAATTATTAACCGTTGCGGTGTTTGCCTAACTATATGAATTCGCATGTCATCTTGTGGACCAAAAAATGGATCCATATTTCCATTTAAAATATGCATGAATTTATTTCCCAACCTCAAAAACCTATTATATTCAAAATATAATTTCCAAATTTTATCATCTCCAATCATTGTGTAAATGTCATTATGGTTTTCAAAGCCACAACAACAAATACCAGTATTTCTTACCTTACTGTTGGCCGTTGGTTGGTTACAACTACCGGTTTTTACTGTGCCCACGGTTGCATTACTGTTTTTTTTAAATTTATTGATTGAACTTTTCGGCTAATCAGGCCTTACCTTGTTAAACTCAAATGTCGGCCAACGCTTCGCTTAAACAGCTAGGCTATTGGGAAACTTCGTTAAACTTGGTGAAATTTAAAATAATGTACCTCAAACTCAAGAACTGCTATAAACAGCGATGGTTTGGTATTATGCACACTTTAACAGCCAAACATTATGTTGAACCCATTTAGGGCCATAATGTGGATAAGCTTTAATCCTTTTATAAACGAGTACTCAATGAGTCAAGCAAAGATTTCTCTTTGAACAAAGCCGAAGCCGCTAAACAACCTTTGTTGTTTTGAACCATATAGGAAACACTTCTT